ATCTTTAGCATATATCTTTGCATAGTCTTTTTCATACGTTCCTGTATAAACCTTGTCCCATGCTTTAGTATAAGTTGTTGTCCAATCAGAAGCCCAGGCTTTTGTATAAACTTTTTCGTATGCTTTGACATAATCTTTTTCAAAGTTTCCAACATAGGCAGCGCTCCATGCCTTAGTGTAAGCAGCATCGTATGTTGTTGTAAAGTCCTGATCGGTTGGTACCCATGTTTTATGATATCCATCAACACCTTCAAATGCTGTATCACCAGCGTATTCTTTTGAATATGTTGCTGAATCAAATGATTGATAGTTTACAGCACCAGAATATGACTTGACATAAGTGCCAAGAAAATTATGCATCCATGCTAGATTAACAGTCGTGGCGGTGGCATAACCACCTTGGTAACCATTATAATGACCACCGTATGTTGTAGTGTAAACAATTAGAGGCGTACGGGTTCGTGCGCCGGAAAATGATATATCAAACGTATGCCAGTTTCCTGCATATTCCTTTACAAAATGTCTCGTGGAATACGACGCCATTATCAAGTACCCTAACTAAAAGTCTGGTACCAGATATCTCCATTTGCACCACCAGTTGGACTACCGGTGCTAACGTAGACTACATAGGACGAATCATTATTGGAAGACGCTTCAAAGTTTCGAGATGTTTTAGATACCTCAGCTGATGATATTGCGTTAACTATTCCTCTCGATGTTACGTTTGCAGTAACAACAAATGTTGTATTACCAAAGTTCCCTGTAGTAATTCCAGTGTCGGGTAGTGTTGATGTTTGCACATTGGCGGTTGAGTTTACAATTGTAACGCCTGCAACTTTAAGCGGCATTCTCTTTCTCCTCTAACTCTTTGACCTTATTTGATAATTCTTTTACGGCTTCTATCAATAGAGGAATAAGTGATTGGTACTTTACAGCTAGATTTCCATTACCATTTGTTGATACTAAGAATGGCAACTCTTTCTGAACTTCTTGCGCAATAACACCCAAATCAGTTAACCCATTTTTTTCATCATCTGTGTCCCACTTAAACATATATCCATTTATATTTTCAATAACTTCAAGAGCATTTTCCATCTTTTTGAGATCTGTTTTAAGATTTTCATCTGAAGAATAACTAGCTTCAATGTCACCAGCAGAAATTACGTTCTTGAAATAACCATTTCCCCACATCATTGTGGTGTTACCAAGCTCCATTGATGTATTAGATGTTGGCATAACATTGGATGCAACATTCAATGTGGCAGCTGTATCAACAGTACCACCCCTCAATGTTTGAGTAACAGCTAGAGTATTTGCAGAAAATGTACCATTAACATAACCATTACCAGAAGTAATAGTGTGGTTAGTTGAATTTGGGGATGCTACAGCTCCAACATGAACAACAATTGTTCCTTGATCATATACAAGTTGATTTGTTCTTTCAACCCATTCTCTAAAAGTATCTGTTGATACTGCTATATTTGCACCTAAGTATGAAGTTTTTGCCATGTTATCCTCTAGCTATACTTTGTAACATATTCTTTATTTCACTGATATCAGACTTCAATTGTTCAACATCTGAGGCTAATTGTTGTGCTTTTTCTGCCTCTTGCTTCATTATTGACCTCTTTGATTTATAATTTTGATAGGCCGTTCTATCAGTATTTATAACAGCCTTACTATCTAAATCACGACCAAATGAATGGTTATCTGTTTTTGCAATTATTCTGGTCATTTTATACACTCATAGCTACTGCACGTAAGTCCTTCAATCTAGGTACTCTTGTTGAATCATCTGATAGCATAACAAGTTTAATTTGGAACACTTTGTATGTTTCAAATCTACGTTGCTCATCATCAAAATATGTTGTTATAAACTCATTTTGAGGATCCTTAAATGCTACTTGAGGATATGTTACTTTAGATAATATAGACTTTCTATTTGTAAAGTTAAGTTCATTACCTATAGTAATTGTTGTGCTGTCCACAGCAGTAACAACTTCAACTTGGTAATCAAGCAATGGATCAGTATGCTCAACCTTTAACAAATCACCAACACTAATGTTTGAGGATTCATCTGTTGAAGTTGTAATAACAGTATTACCTAATTCTGTGATGCCTGTTGAAGTTAATAATGTTGTTTCTGGAGCATCTGGCATTCTAAATTCATGCTCAGCAAATTGGTTTCTAGCTCCTGGTTGTGTTTTTGTACTATCACCAACCCTTTGCAATTTAGTCCAATGTTTATCAACTACGTTGCCACCATCAAGCTCATGTTGGATACGAGCATACGCTTGTATTTCACTATTACCAGGTTGAGTACCAGTAACATATACTCTTATATCTTCTGCATCTTGACCGTCATCTAATGTAACAGTTTTAGATATGTATTTTGCATCTGCACTACCTTGACCTGGTAAGTGTTCATCAGTGGCATCGTTATTGATAATATTTGATATTTTAAGTATTGATGTTGTAGAGTCATCAATTACAGGTGATACCCACTTAGTTGTTGTTTCAAACCTAAATGTTTGTCTGAATGATTTACCTGTTCCTTCAATAACTTCGTTTGATTTACTCTTAATAAACACTTCTTTCTCAAAATGGTTAATATCATTAATTGGGAAAGCTGCATTAGCTGTTGTACCTGTTGCTGTATTAGCTTGCACAAATTGAGTTAACTTTGATCCAGCAGGGGATATTTGGTTCATTAGATTTTGGAATCCAGAAATCTTTTCGTTCTTAACAGTTGTTACTGTTGCATTAGCGTGTGAAACTGCACCAATGATTGTTACGTTATTGGAGAAAGCAAAGTCAGAGTTTGCAGCTGTGGATCTATCTATCCACATCTCTTTATTTGCTGATGTGTTTTCATAGAAGAACACTCTACCAGACGGTGTCTTTTGGATTCTAGCATTTGCTACTACACCGGTGAAATCAGGAAATCCTTGCAAGATCACTGATGTGTTACTTACAACATTTGCTACCTTTCTTACATCATGGGAAGTACCATTTGTTAGTGCAACAAAATCACCAACTGCAAGATCCTGTGTAAATGTTGTACCAGTGCCAGTTACTGTTTCACTAGTTGTTGTAAACGCTACATTACCAGTTATGTTTGCACTGTTATCTAATTTAAAGACTCTTTCACCTTGTTGGAAGTTACCATTAATATCACTAAGATTAAAGAATTCTAATGGTTGGTTTTCATATTGAACTGTGCCAGTACTATATTGGAAGTCTGCACGGTTAAGAATAAACTTTAATGTTTCGTCAAGAACAGGATCCCATTGACCAGGTCCTTCAGATGTTGAGAGGAACATTGTTCCATCAAAACCACCAGTGGTCAATGCTTTTCCTGTCACCAAATCAGGTTGACCAAGTGTACGAACAAATGCATTATAGTTAGGATTGTTTCCATCAGGGTGAAGAACAACAGCATATGACTCACCATTCTTCAAGAAAATTGGCGCCTTGAAAGTGAACCTAGTAGCAACTGTTCCATCACTACTAACATTAACTTGATCAGGATTTAGATGTACAGTACCATAAGGTAAGGTAAATGCTTGAGGTTTACCACCTTCTGTTTTTCTCAACTGCATCGTAATACCTTTTTTAGAATCTTTGGTATTAAAGAATACATCCATGCTTGTAACAAAGTAACCTCCAACACCTTGACCAGATTTTACTAAGAACGTCTGAGCAATAGGATCATCCTTATTGTGTACAATATAGTTGAACACTGTAAATGTTCTATCGTTATCTACTGTTAGATTATAAACATCCATGTCAGGATCACAGTCAACAACTTCTAGTGTTTCAATCCTTTCCCAATGTCCTTCAGCATGTTGTATTTTTCTATCCACTTCAAGTTTAATTAATTCATTACCATCGTTATCATCAACAATAGATTGATATGCTTCTGGCCTGTGTTCTTTGAACTTTTCAGGTTCAAAGCAACCCCAACCTTCTTTTGTAAGAATTGGATGATATGCCGTAACAAAAGGCATGTGACCATTTATGCTATATAAAAATGGTAGGTCAGGTTGTTTTATATGAGTAGCTGTAACTCTGTTTATAGCGCCATCCTTACCTTTAACTTTATCACCTATTTGTATTTCAATTATTGGTTTTGTTGTACCATCTGCCATTAACACAGGAGCTGCTGCTACAAAGCAATCAGAATCACCTTTGTTGTGCACAACTGTATCATGAGCTGTAAAGGTTCTATCACCACTTACAGTTAGGTTATAAACAGGTAATTCTGGATCACACTCTACAGTTTCAATACTTTCAATTACTTCCCAGTTGTCTTCTTTGTGTTTGTCACCAATAAATGCAGATCCAGATTCTGTTATGAAGTTTTTAAGAATCTTGGAGCCTACTTTTATTTTTACTAGATCATTACCACCATTATCATTAACAATTTCTTGATAAGTGTTGGGTCTATGCTCTTTGAACTTCTCTGGCTCAAAACATGCCCAACCTTCTTTTGTAAAGATTGGATGATAAGCTGTAACAAAAGGATCAAGATCATTGAAACCATATAAGTATGGAATATCTGGTGTTCTTTTTATAACATCCAATACTTCGTTTGAAGCTCCACCTGCGCCTGCAACAAAATCACCAACTTCAACCTCGGTAATATCCTTTGTAGTACCATCAGCCATAAGAATTGGAGTGTCTTTTGTAAAGCAATCACCATCGATTGCTTCTGATGAGCTTGCATAACTTTGAACAATATGAACAACCGGAGGAGGATCAGCAATAAAGTCAACCGTCTGATTGTAATGTCGATATGAGGATGCCTGAGAAGGCGTTTCTGAAACAGTAGCTGTTGAACCAGTTACAACCCTGTCTCTATAATACTCAACTTTCTTAGTTGTAAGATCAACTGATTCTTTATCAACACCATGGTTAAAAGCATTAAATTGACCAACAGCATGAGAGCCATAGTTAGCAGATGAGAATCTTGCAGCTATAGCAGGCTGATCAGTAATACCTAAATCATTCTGACCAACAAAGAATGTTCTAGCAGGTAAATGAAACTCACCATACAATTCACCAGCTTCATTGGAGAGCACTGGGTCACCTAATGCACCAGCCTCTCTAAAATTAGAATCAACAACTGAGTCACCATCTTCTACCGACATAGGTCTTACAAAGCCATCAATATCATCTTTGTTAAACGTAAAGTAATGTCGAGTACTTGGTTTCAAACCCCAAACATGGAATCTAATTATTTGCTCACGAACATACATATCAAATCTTACATCCGTAACAAATTCACCAACCTTGATTGTATTTGTTGTTTCCTGAGGTGTGAACTGATTCTGACTTTTTTCAATTACTTGAGTACGAATATTGTTATAGTGTTGAACAGTTTCTTCTTCTTTATATTCAACAACGTTTGTACCTCCACTTGTACGCTCACCTACAACATTCAATGTTTTATCGTGAACTGAAGTACCAACATGCTCAACTTCTGTAATATCTGAAACTACTTCTTCTTGAGCATCCAAAATACCAGGAAGATCACTAATAGCATTCATTAAACTTTCTGTACCTGCAGAAAGATCGAGCTCAATAGGAGGCTTATCAAGGTTAGTATTGACATCCATAAAGTTATCATAGTCAGGATACAATTGTACACGACCACAATATGAAAAGTCTGAACCAGATAGGTTTCTTGTTCTTGTAGCAGATTGTTGATCAACCACACTTTGTGTTTCATATTGTATTGTAATTAACCCTTCGCCTGATCCATCCGGATCTGTCATTTGTGTATTGGCAAATGAACCATCAACTGGGGTCACATCAACTTTATTTTTTACGACTTTTGTTGTAACAATTTTACGAGGCATTTCAAAGCTAGCTTTGAACTCTCTATCGTTAACTGCAGCAATTGATCTATCTGCAAAGTTGTCAACAAGAATACCATTTTTGAATCTATTCAAAGCAACGTTGGATGATGAAGGTACATTTAGGTCCATAGTATTCTTTTCAAGAAGACTTAATGAGCTGTAATATTGAAGTTTACGAACTTCATTTTTAATTTGACCAATATCCTTCATTGTATAACCACGAGGCTGCTTCAATGAAACTTGGTATGTATTATCTGGTCGGCCAGCTTCCATAGCTTCTTTAGGTGGCAATGATGGGAACTGAGGAACAATAACCGTACCAAGTGACATACCACCGTGTTGTTTAGAAGGACCAACTGGATTGAAATCTGGTTCACCAGGAACAACTCGAATATGACCTTCTTTATTAAGAACAACTCTATCTACTCTTGGTAAATAAACTTGGTAATCTGCTATCATGTTTTTGCCAATAGCAGCCCAATATTGTTCACCACTAAACGATACTGTTGTACCTGGATTAGTTGTTGCCTTAGCTGCTGTGTCAGCAAGAGCACTTCCTGTTCCACTACCATTGTTAGCAGTATTTGCAGCGTAAGGTCTAAAGTCAATACAGTTTCTTAAATCAAATCCTTCACCATCTAACTTAGATATGTACCGAGGTATATCTTCGGTTCTAATTTTATCATTGGGTAGCGTCGCTGTAGTGTCATCAACAGGATAACTATCAACCGAATAATAACCACTATCTGAAGAACCACTTACATAGAAGTGTTGCATCTTTACAAGAATTTTTGTATTTGCTGTAACTGTTCCTAGATCAGCAGAAGCACCATTTGCATGTATTGTTGTTGTATCGGTTGTTTTTAATCTTAGCTTTGAAAGATTGTAGAATGCATCTTGACCACCTCTTTCAAGACTAAATCCATTTGTACGAACACCAGCAGAGGTATTAGATGCAGTTTCAATATCCGTGAAACTTCCTGCCACTGTACTGTTACCATGAGCAACAAACACTGCTTGTATCTTATGCACATCAGGTGAACCAAGACACCAAGGACCAACTGAGTTTGCATCATTATTACTACAATCAATCTTTACATAAACATTAGCAGATAATACTTTGTTCTTCTGTTGTGATTGTCTTCTTGTTACAACATATTTGACATTAAGTGGCAAAGCAGCATTCATCTCTTTGCCTCGAGACATATTAATTGTTACCGACTTTTGATCAGAACTAACAACAATATTAGATTGGGCATTTCCTGTAAGTGATATTGCTCTATCTGTTGGGAACTTACGAGCATGGGTGTTAGCACTTAGAGAAGTACCAAAGTCTTCTTTCACTTCTAGAAGTGTTGAATTAGTAATACCAGTAATAATCTGAGTGGAATTAGCTGGAACTGTGGAACTAGCACTACCAACTACAATAGTATCGCCAACTTGATAATCGTTTAAGAATGTTGTGCTGCTGCCGGTAACATTGCTCTGGCCCGCAGTTACTGAAACAGTACCAGTTAAAGCAACAGTTTGTGCTTGGTTATTATTAGCAACAATAATGAAATCATTTTCGTCAGTATCTGATAATGTACTCCCACCAGTATAATTAAATACTTGGTTACCAGTGAGTGTAATTGTTGCAAATCCAGTTGTATTAGCTTCAACAGAAGCAATTGTACTGTACGAATATTGAGCTACATCATCTTCTTTATGATTAAGAGTTTTAATTCCTTTATGACCAAGTCTCGATAACATATTACGTTTCTTGGTTTCTTTAAGAATAGCTCTACCATTTTCATCTAATACAATGTCTGCAAAACCAACGCCAGCATTAGAACCAGAAAAATAAGATACAGCTCTTACATCATTAAATTGCTTACCTTGATTCATCTTAACATCGAACAAATATATTTTGTATTTACATGCAGCTTGCCCATGTGTACCTTGATCGTGTCGCCAACCTCTTAGTCTTGCTTTACCAATAATTTCTGCAGACCCTGCTGTACCGTCTAAGATTATATTGTTGGCTCTGTTTAAACCAGCACCATCTGTACCAGCATCTTCAATTATAATGTTATCGCCAGCATCAGCTCCAAATTCATCACTACGTTCCATGACTACAAATCCACCCATAGCCTTATCATATGCTGGAGATGTTGCTGCAACAGTGGTAGCAGTGTTTGTGGTTGGAACAGTTGGATCTGTTCCTGCTGGGCATTCTGAGATTCGATCACCAGCTGTGTCCATTAAAAACACTTCAACACCAGTATTAAAATCAAATGTTCCTACTAATTCATTTACATCCACATAGTTACCAAAATCTTGAGATATTACAGCAGTGTCAATATTTGCTGTATCAATACCTTTTCTAATTGGAATAAACGAATTGTTTAGAGTTTCAATTCTAAATCCTTCAACATAACCTTTACCGGCGCCAACAACTACTTGATCAAAATCAGTATTGGCTGTATCATCAAGAACTTTAATTGGAAATGGTTTAACAACATAATCACCACTTTCCTCAGCAGTTCGTTTAGCCATTTCTGCACCAATAGAATCAAACTGAGTATCAGTACGAGTTCGATTGATTTGACCATCTTCATAAAAAGCAACTGCAAAGAAGTCATTAGCTGTTGTAAGATCATCTTTACTTTTAGAAGCCAACTTAGGTACTAGTTTAAGTCTATCTGCTCCTGGAGCATTTTCATTATTGAATCCAGCAGCATTATCTAATAATGTTGAGTCAATTGAACTATTAACAATTGATTCCTCGACAATAAAACCTACTGCCATATTGTTTGGTGCGACATTAAATCCATCAACGTTGATGGACTGAGCTTCAACGTCAATAAAATGTCCTTTTTTGTAAATTATACCAGCAGCAACATGCAATCTTTCTGTATGACCTCTAACACGATTATATGCTGTTGTAGCTGGTACAGCATCTGGATACTTATCAGTATTAGCTAAATATTCTTCAGCTGAAACCATAACGTCTGGTTGACCTGTACCAAATGCTAAGTAGTGTCCATTTCCTGTTAATGTGTTAAATGATTTACCTGCAATGGTAAAGTGGGCTGTACTGTTAATTGCTGCAACAACGTTAGCACCACTACCAGTTGAAGTAGAGATTGTAATAACAGGTACATCATCCAATTGATATTCAACACCAGAGTTTGTTAGATTAATACTAGTTATTACACCATCACTATCTGTGTTAACAGTAGCTTGAGCATTTGCTCCTCTTGTAGATGTAAAGATTAATGGATCACCATTTGTGTACAGTGTTCCTCCGGAGTTTATTGTAAAGGTACTAGATATTTGTCCATTTGAAGGATAATAATCAACTTGGGAACCACTATCAAATTTGTGTTGATCTATTGTATCTCCATTAGCAGCAACAGTGTTACCAGTGTTCATATACACCCCGAAGAATGCATTTAAATCTGGATTGTTAATTTCAAATCCTGCAACAGTACTTGTAATAGACATGACCAAGTTAGTTGTTGGATCATTAAGATAACCGTTTCCGTATTCACTAATTGTAAACGTACTAGTATTTGCACCACCATGAGTATCGAGAACTTTAACATATTGTGTTTTTATAGAGCGAATAGAACAACCTGAAACAATTGTGCCTTCTTGTAATATATTATCACCAAACTTAGAAACCTGTTGCTGCAACATTGATTGCAACGATGTTAGCTCTCTTGCCTGTACAGGAACAGAAGGTTTAAACAAAATACGATGATAGTTCGTATTAGATTGATAGTCGTCAAAATAAGGACTTACATTAAGATTCGTATCTATATTTGATGTATCATTGGCCATTCCGGAACTATCCCTTTAGAATTTTATTACTAGTTTTATTGTTTCAGTATTTGTGTTCGATCTCGATATCGCTTCTACGTTTTTCAATAACAGAACTTCACCTGATCCTCTGACCAAATCTGGTTGAATGGTGTTAGAGAATCTAGCAGTTTCTGAAGACGTTCCACCTGTTACTATATAGTTGTTTGTAGCATCAAACGTTCCTCTCACTTCTGACAATTGAGTGACAGAACTATTTGAAGCATATACAAATCCATTAGCATCAGTTGTTGCTTCTGTGACTTTCTCATCTTCAACAAAATTATTACTGGTAACCATAACATGGTTAAATTTAACTGTTTGTTGGAAAAAGTGTGTATTTGATCTAGTATCTTGTGCATTCACTTTCATACTAACAACGTTTGCGGTTGCACTAGACGTTACCCCTGTAACATTTGCACCCGGATTAAACATTCCATATGCATTGGACAATCTAAGGATTGTTGAATTAGCAAAGGAGATAACACCTTGACCTCCGCTTGTATTATGATTCAAGGTTTCTGTAACAGAAAAATTAGTTGTTGGAGAATCAATTGTTATTTCAACATTAGCATAAAATGGATCTTTCAATAAACCTACTGTTCTAAAGTCATTGTCAGTTTGAATATTATCAGCTTCATTGTTAGCAAAGTCTGTACTAATAATTACGTACCTTGCTTCCAGTTCACTTTTTGGATCCGCTGCATGCCCACCGAACGGTCCAATAACCGCCCGTGCTGCAGCGAGATTAGCTGTTGCCATATTGTTAGCTTCTATAGTAATATCAGCATACGTATAGCCTTCACCTCTGCTCAAAACCTCAACATTAGCAATTGTATTTGTTGATTGATTTATTATTGGTCTAGCAGATGCGTTTGATCCATCACCTTTGATTGTCAACGTTGGGGTAATCTCAAACCCACAAGTACTATCTGGAGTTACTTCTTGATCTGTGTTTGAAGTATTTGATATGGCTGTTCCAACGGTAATTGTGTTTGACGTTGCATCCCAATCAGTTATTTTTCTATAAGTACCTTGAATGTTTAAGCCGCTTGTGAAATATATTGAACAATTGTTATAGAAATCATTTGCAGAGTTTAGTGTGAAAGATGTTGAATTTACAGTAAATACAGTGCTATTTGTACCAGTTACAACTGAACCGTTTGCAAACTCATTATAATTATTTCCACTATTTGTTACAACAAAAGCATCAAGTGCACCATTGATTGCATTTCCTGATGCGTTTGCATGATCAACAACAGGTATATAATTGTTTGCATTAAACTTTGTGTACTTGGATTGTGGTATTGTATACATAAATCTCCATTGATAACCATCAGTAGCAGACTTAATATACAATGATTCTAACGAAGATGATACATCTGAATACAAGGGTTGTGAATTAGAAGCAGTGTTACCATTGTTGTCAATAACTTTCCACACATGATAGTCTGTTCCCTCGCTTGTAACAGCATAATAATCTTTATCTAACATGGTTGTGTCTTGATCATCATATGGATAATAGGTTGTACCATTAGCCCACGACTTATTTTCAATAGCAATTGATATATCATTAGATGTCAACAATTTACCAAATATCATTTCATCATATGATTGATACACAGAATTTGTAATAGAAGCACTTGGTGTTGGTGTTGTAGATCCACTAAAATCTCTATG